TCATCACCAGACATTGGCAGTGGGGCTGTTCTAAATGCTGCTTCTTCAATTGTAATATCCATTGAATATTTTTGACTTGTAGCACCAATAACTTTTGGATTTTCAAAACGAATAAACAAAGTTCCTTTGTAAATTGTTTGGGTATTGGCAACTGCTGTATCGCCTGTAGAACCAAAGTAGGCATTCTTAAACACATTGGCGTCTGTTGGCACTATATCCAATGTAGCGCTTAATTCTCTACGTTGTTCAATTAATGTTTGTCGAGTTCTTTGACCAATTCTGAAATCTTCAGTATCAATATTATTATTGAGTTCGAAAGATAGGTTTTTTACTGAATATGATACTCCTTCAATATTAACTATACCATTGACAAAAGTGAATATTGGGTCAGTCCCATATGTTGCAGTCTGATTAGTTTTGCCTGAACGTTCCTCAATAGCTACAACTTCTGCAGTTCCTGTAACCATTTCCCCAGCCGCACATTCAAATCTTAATGTATTAACTTTGCAGTCTTGATAACCAAATACATCTAATAAAGTGGCTGTTGAATTCCCGCCAACTCTCTTTTCAATAGAAATTGGGAGACAATCTGACTCTGGAGTAAATAAATGTCCATAAGCCCCAGATTGTCCAGCAATACCAGATGATGTAACTGCTCCCATTGCTGATAATACTAAATGACCAATTCCTTCTGGTCTTGCATCAAAATCAATATTTCCACCCCAACCAATAGTGCCTAATTGAACATTATCTGTAATATCTCTAATTCCACCTATTTCAGGGTCTTGAATCATGATATTGTTGTCAGGCGTAATATCAATATTCTTGACATATAAAAATCTCGTTGGTGCAACATAAGTGCCTGAAGCCGTTTGTCTGGCAAATCCTACATAACCTTCATTTGAACTAAAAGGCATTTTATCTCCTTATCTTTTTAGTTTTTTTAACAGAAGTTTGCTCTTTAACTTCTTTGAAATCTGGTCTGTGTTTGAGACTTTGACATAAGTCCTCTCTTGTAATAATGTCGCCTGGTTTTAATAAACCATAATCATTAATAACTAATTCTGATGTACCAATGTACTTCAACATATACCTCCTAATTTGGATGGATTTCTGTTTCCACCACTACTTTTATAATACCAACTTGCGTGTTTTTGTCAAATGGGGGATAATTATCTGGATAGTCAGCTCCCTCAATCGTATATTTACTAACGGTTTCTGTATGTCCTTCTTCATTAATAGATAAAGTACTAAGATTAGAATTTAAAGAAATTGACCTTTCAACTTTTTTATCTAATAAATCAAGGTCGGTTACTGCTGTTTCATAATCAGTACTTCCTATTATGATTATTATATCTATATCATATCTATATATTGTTGGCAGTTTTTGACCAATTTCATAACCTATTGTTGATTTACTTCTTCTAACCACACAAATTACTTTTCTTTGAGTAATGGTTTGGGGAAGATAATTAAATACATCCTCAACATAATCGGGGTGAAGGGCAGAAATTAAATCATTTTGAATTTGTTTGACAATTTTTGCTATCATTTATCTCCTTAATGCTGAACCACCCCATCTTAACTTGGCGCCAATCCAACCATATAAAGACTTAGTAAAATATCGGGCATTTTCAGGATTGAATCCAATCATTTTTCTTTGTGGCATTTTGGACCCACCTTGTTGATGAATTGCAAAGATATTTTCATTGCTATTGCCTTTGTTCATTCCAGTAATATTTGAACCCCATTCTATATTTAAATCTGGATAGGTAGTAATTATTGGAGAATGTTCAACAACAGCTTTTTTAAGTTTTCCTGTTCTTACTAATATGGGTCCACTTGAACCAAATCCCATCCTTGTTCTCTCTTTTCTGGTACTATCAGCGAGTCTTTTCCATCTAGGTCCAATATATCCACCCTCAGAAGCGAAATTTAGATTAAATACCTGTTTGGCATATGGTTTTGCATTATTGGTTGCCCATTCCCTCATAGCTACTGGATTGTATGTTTGCTGAATTGTTTTTAGGGCAATTATAGCATTACTCACATCAATTTCTATTTTAAAGTTCATAAATCTGGTCCCCCATCTACTTCATAACTTTTATCACCAACTTGCTCATATGGTCTGTTAAAGAATGATTTATCATCTAAAGCAGTATCTGTTCCATCTGGGGAACTAATTAAAGCTTTCATTGGTTTAATTTTATCATCAAGGGCGGAAGTATCAGCAGTACATCCTGCTAAAACAATCTTTTGGGTTGTTAATTTCTCAAGATTATCTAAAACATCTTTAATTAACATATTTCCATAATCATGAACGGCAAAATTCTCTTGGGTTATTGAAGCCGCTAATATAATACGACCAGCAGATAATTGGGCATTCCAATTCTTTAATATATTGGCTGTGGCTCCAGAGGTTATTGTACTTACTGAAGATTCAATAACAAATGGAATTTCATATAATCCAATACCAGCGGTATGTATTTCATCAGCGGCTCGTTCTATAAAAGTAGTTTTGGTAATGCCTGATGCAATAGGGATACCACCTAAATACTGATTCATATCGGATTCTTGACAGTACATTGACATAAGCTCCTTTTCTTATCAAATCCTACCCCCGCTTTCAGAGAGGGGGTAGAGATATGACAAGAACTAAGCGATAGAAGCAGCAACAATAGCATCAACAATTTGAATAGCAGGCATTGTTGAAGCACCAACTAAAATCCAAGTATCAACAGGGTCTTTGGTTACCCATGAATATGATACTTTACCCATCTCAGTTCGAACTGAATCATCAGATGCAGGAACATCGATTGGACCTTGGAATTCCTTACTAAATTCGTCAGTGGTTGTCAAAATGAATTTAGTGTCAGGAATATATTGAACTACAGTACCAGCACTGTTCTTGTAATTTACATCATAAACAGTAATGTCAACTCCAGCTAAAGTAGTAATATAGCCATTTCTTGCTAATTGATCACCGACAGTATATTGAATCAATGTCTGAATAGTAGAGTTTTCAACCATATACTGCATAACTTGGCTATTGCAAAAGCCACGATTAGCGGTCAACCAAGAATCTCTGCTAACCAATCTTCGCCATGTCAATAGATCTGACAATGGTTTAGAATTGGTGGTATCTGACCATTTTCCTGTGCCTGTTTTTGCAACCTTGTGTGTGCTTGAAAAACTATAATCTACTTTTAATTTAATAGCTGGTTCGGTTTGTTGGATGTCGATTTGACCATTAACAATAGCTTCCCATCTTAACCATTCCATTGTGTTCTCAACAGTTCGATTTAGAGAATCCAATTCCTCTGTTAATAATGTTTGTCCATATGGTTCATCGAATGCACCAACTTTATCAATGAAGTTCTTTGTCTGTTCATCAAGAGTTTTCTTTTCTCTAATGTATAGAACTTCTGTATTAACTCTTTTTCTCGGTTCTAGCGGCTGAATGTGTGCTTCAGCGCCAGGAGACGAGAATTTCGCCAACTTTCTGCTTCCTTCAACAACATCCCAGTAAACTGATTTAGAAGTACTAGGAACAGTTCGACGGAACAATTCCTTACCGACCTGTTGTTTTGCAGGAAACAGCCTGACGGTTTCTGTCATTGTTCTGGATTCTAGTCCAGCAAATTCTCCAACTGATGGCATATTTCCTCCTAGTCTTCGTTAATAAATACACAGTCTTTCAAATCTGACATTGCACTTGAATCAAGACCAGTTAGTCTTTCAGTATAGAAAGTACCATGTGTATACATTGTTGATAAGACGCCAGAAGAAGTTGCGTCAACTTTATCGGCTAAAATTCCACTTGCCACTCCACGACCATCTGTAACTTCATTATGATAAGCATTGAAAGTACCAGAATTAGTACCGCTATGATACTTGCCCAGTACTGTGCCTTTTACTAAGATACCGACACCAGAAGCAATTGTTATTCCTTCTCTTCGTTCGCTTCCATGTTCTGAAACTAATATTTCGGTCGGAGTATAGGTGGAAGTGTCAAAAAATCCCATTATGACTCCTTCTTTAAGCGTTTAATTTTGAAATGTGTTCTCCAATCTGTTTATCTGTCCAACCAGATTGTTTCAAATACATTTTAATATTGTCTATGGCTTTCTCCATAGCCTCTTGTTTTTCTGTTTTTCCTTCAGGTTCACCATCAGAATTTGTTTTTCCATATTTTTTGCCAAATTTAATCATCTCTGGCATATTCTCTTTGATAGAGAAATAGGAAGTTCTTTGGTTTTCATTCAAAGATTTAACAAATTCTGTTTCGTTTTTCAAAAGACCTGGTGTGACTTTCCCATCTTTAACAAATTGTTTCATTCGATTTTTGATTCTTTTCTCCTCGAATTCTTGCTTCTCAGAGATAAAAGCCTCGTAGGTTTTGCGATCAAATGTAACAACATCTTGTTTGTCTTTTGAAAGTTTTTTCAAATCCTTACCCTTATCGGTGGATTGATTTTTTTCTTGTTTTTCATTTAATTCCAATTTTTTATCAATTTTCTTGGATTCTTTATCAACTTTACCATCTTTGTTTTTCTCAGAAACTTTGTCTTTTTTGTCTTTTTCCATCTTATCCTCCTTAGTTTTCATTGGTTTTGAATACATGTTAATTGCTAAGTCTGGCATACCTTCAACCGCAGGTATATCAACAATACCCAATCCTAATATAGCAGGATTATATTCATTACCTTGGTTGTCATCATAAAAACCAACTTCAACAGATTTCTTGCGGTATTTACCATTTTTAATATCTTCTAAAGACTTTTTATCAACTACATCACAATCAGATAAAATTATGGCTTCTTTATTTTTATTTTCTCCTAACCTTACATCTTCAATATATCCTACTATATTCTTGACATTGGATATCGAATCATCTGAACGATGACCTAATCTAACAGGCGGGTCAAATTTTGCAGTTTCTTTTAATTTCTTAAAGTTATCAACAATTTCCTCTAATTGTTTTTTAACCCATTTTTTTCCTTTGAATACTCCTTCTTTGAAAATTTCGACATTTTTTAACAGAGTTCCTTTTGTAAAACTTTCCTCAGAGGGGGTATATGAAAAAGTTTCTTTTTTCATTTTTGCTCCTTTAATAGTACTTATACAAATTGCAATAGCAGAACTTTTCTTACTTCTGCCTGCTTTTGGCTTAAATTTGGGGTCAGCCATAATTTTGTTGACACAATCATCAACTTTTTTGATTGTTGATGGACTTTTAATTCCTGGATAAGGCATTTTGCTCCTTTGTATTAATAATAACACATATGAAAAATTCGTCAAGAGCCATTATTTTTCAGACTTTTTAAATCATTATATGTTTCTTTTATCCATTCCCATACTCTCATATACCACGGAGGTATTTGTAATAGGTTGTCTTGGCAGGTTTTTAACAAGCCAGAAAGTCTAGAAATTTCTTTATCCTTGCTTTCAATTTCAATAAAAGCCCCTTCAATTTTCTTATTAAGCGTGGTATTTTCTTGTTTAAGTGTTTCATTTTCGCCTTTCAGTTTAAGAATTTGGTCATTTAATAGACCGATGGTTTTGTCTTTTTTGTTCATCTCATTATACAGATATTCGGGATTGACCGATGATACGTTCAGTTTTTTAGCGGGTAAAGATTGATTGTCAGCTTTACGGAATATAAAGACGACATCATCAGCATCGCCTCTGAATTTTAAAGACGATGGACTTTTTTCGTATTCGTCAATAGTCATATTATCCTTTCCCCAGTTAAAAGTTTCTGGGTTTAAAAAGTTATTTATATTATATATATTGACATTTCCTTTAGAAATATCGATATGTAGATGAGGTCCAGTTGTAAGCGTTCCAGTATTACCAGTATAGGCTATCAACTCTCCTTCTGCACATTGTCCTGTTTTGACTATTGACGACAAGTGCATAAACCTCATCACATATCCGTTAGTGTGGTAGTCAATTACAGTTCCACCTGTTGCGAAAGAATTAATTTTGGATACCCCATCAAAAGGTGCATAAACTGGAGTTCCTGTCGGAGTCATATAGTCAGTTCCCAAATGAGCTGCACTATATGTGGTCGGTTCTTTGAAACGATATCCAAAACCATATTTTTCAAACTGAATTGGTTTCATTTTTTTCCTTTAAAATAATCAACAATAATTTGAATAGCAGTGGTGCCAAAAATATAGGCAAAGACTATTGTTATCCCAATTTCCAGAGACATTGGTAATTCAATATTTTTTTGCCATCTTAAAATAAGAGCTGATACCCAAATTGCTATTACTAGAATAGCAACAAGGTTTCTAGCCATATTATTTTTTGCGGCTTCTTTTATTTTTTTCACCCAATTTCCTTCCTAAAAAATCACCTTTATAAATAGCAAACAAAAGTCCAGAGGTAGTTCCTGCAAAAAAACCCACTCCAAACCCCATTGCTACTAACCAATAAGGGTGAATACTAATTAGATACATCATTCTCCTTTATAAATTCCAGATATTGATAATAAGTATATAGTATTATTGACATATTGTTTTATTTATTTTCTGTGCAAAAGTATCTGTTTTTTTATGACAATCCACGCATAATGTTCTACCATTGTCTATAGCAAAGCGAAGTTCTGGATAATCGCAAAATGGTTTGATATGGTCTGCGTGTAGTATAACTCTTTTTTCTTTTACGCTTTTGCTACCACACCATATGCAAGTCCAATTATCTCGCTGGAATACAGATTCTCTCCAAAGTTTATATTCTAAAGACTGTCTTATTATTAAATTCGCAGGTGTTATTCCACCTTTCCATAAATTATGTCTTCCTTCCGCAACCCGTCTTTTTTGAGCCACACTATTTTTTTGTCTTGTTTCTTTCGAAATCCGTCTTCCTTTTAATGTTTCACGGATTTTGCTTTTGACTTCTTCTGATATTGTTTTACCTTTGTTCCAAGTATTACCCATCATTCTCTTAGATTGTTCTGGATTTGGTCCTCTTTTAATACCTTTATTCCAAGGTATCTGTCCTTTATGAGAATTACTTAATTTCCTTTTAGTTTCTTCTGTGTGTTTATATTGGTGTTTACCAATATTAGCTAAGCTTATTTTTTTCTTAGTTTCTTCTGTATGTTTTTTCCCTAACCATATTGTATTACCTTTAGCAAATAGCATATTTAATCCTTTATAGTTTCTAGATAAGCAAAATAAGTATAAGCGGCGTCTGGAAAATTATCACCAGCATATTCATAACATATTTGTTTTCCTTTATTCCAATGATTCACAAAATATCCATTAGAAACATTATCGCAAATTAAACCGACAACACTCGTTCCTTCTCTTTGTGAAAGAACCAATATTTGGTCTGGACTTGAGGGTGCAAATTCTTGATTTATTACTTCCATAATTACTCCTTAATTTATACACCTAATTTTATTGTATAAGCATCGTCTTCATCAGCCCATAATTCTCCTGCTACTGCACCTGCATCTGCTTGGTCTGTGCCTGTTTTCATTGATGGCATATGTATTCCGCCATCTTGTCCAATAGTCATTCTTACTGTTGGTGTCGGTGAAGCACCAGCATCATCAGGGGTTGTTAAAAAGTCTAATGCCATACCGCTGTCGGTATCTGCCGCATAAGTCTCTGTCGCCCTACCGACTATTCCAGCAAGAAATTTGGGACTTACAGTTGTAAATTGAGGGTCGGCAGAACCAAACTTAATAGATGGAGTATATTTATTTGAGGTTGACATTCCCCTAGCTGTCAATTCAACACCGCCCATTGTTTGTGCCAAATCTGTGTAACCTGTTGAGCTTCTAGCGAGCCAAACCTTTCCATCGCTGGTAGGAACGGTAATTTCTCTTACAGCATCAGGAGTTCCTGCAACACCAAGATTATAATTTATCTGTGTATTTTTTGTGTCTAAAATTGTGATACAAGTAAAAGTATTATCGCCAGCGTTGATTTTCATTTCATACTGGCTTTTAAGTGGATTGGGGTCAGCGTCAGTGATTGTCCAAGTGTTTCCACCGAGTGCATTCGCAAAAGCGACACCACCCCCACCAACTATTGGTGCCATATTAACGAAATTACCAATGACTTCATCGGTTAATCGTGGGCAGAATCTCAGGTTGGTTTCTCCTGTTGGAACCATAATGTCCCAA